ACTAAGGCCATCTTCATCTGCTTCATAAAACTTTAAGCGTTCACCATCTTTGTCACTAACTGCCATTTTAAGAGGCACAACATCAGGGTGGTAGATAAAGTTCTTAACCAACTCTGAAAACACGCGTGGAGCGGCTTCTAAGGCTATTACGCGGTATTCCTGCTCTAATCCTGCAAGTGTTGCATCACCACGGTTAGCCCCTACATCAAACAGAAGCATTGCCTATCCTTTCAAGGTTATGTTGCACTGCGGATTTGTACCCTGGATCAATGTCCATTTGTTCTAAACGCTTGAGCAATTCAAGACTTTCATCTTTGCGCCCTATCCACCAGGCACTCACAGCCTTTTCAAACAGCAATACATAATTGCCTTCATAACCCACATGAACAGGAAGCGGTGAATGAAGATGATTGTGCAATCCAATGTTTGCCCAGGTGTAACACTCCTGCCATTGCGCTAAACGCTCATGAAACTGCGCTAAAAGAAAATAACCTTCAGGGCGGTATGGCAGATAAGCAACGGCCTGCAATAAACAGTTACTCACAGTGGCCTGGCGGTCATTTTGGTCATCAAAACAATGGGCCGCTTTAAGAAGTGACGCATAAACCAGGGTGGGGTGTGTCTCATGGCCGTATTCAGCGGTACGCAAATAGAAAGAAACGGCTGATGCTGTTTGGTTTTGTCTCTCGTACTCAACGGCTACATCAAAATTGAGCGCTGGATTGAATGGATCTTTAGATAGTTCTACAACTAATTGCTCAATTTTCATACGCCAGTGCCTCCATAATTAAATCTTCCACTACTGCACCAGGTACTTGCAAGACAAAAGCGGCGTTATCCTGGAAGCCAAATGACACCAAAAGGTTGCCGTTATGGACTGCCGCACCTACACAGAACTCAACGCGAGCATCTAAGAATGAGAATTCCTTACTTAGTCCTACAACATTTAATTCTTGATCCCACACAACTAAGCGGTGACGGTAGATGGCATCTTTTTGCTGAAGATAATTTTTGAATAGATCAACCTCATGGGTAATTGAGATGTACATGTTGCCCCACCGTATGACCTGGCTAGATCCGCGCTGATCTTTAGGCGCTGGCGCTGTTGGCTTATGAAATACCTGCTCACACTCTCCACTGATGGGGTTGGCATAAACTAATTCTGTTGGCATTGTCCATTTGATAAAGTGGTAAGGCTTATCAAGGACAGGTATCCAATTCTTCTCACAGTAAGAAGTGTTTGGAGCAGGGGCTTTAATACGCACACGCCTGACCTCTTTGACTGCCCATTTATCCCAGTCAATCTCAATACGGCTGTACTCCATACGGCCTACACCGTTGGTTGTGGTGTCTCTACGCACTCCCACCAGGTAATAATCATCTAGCCACTGAACTACGCGGCAATCTTCTTCACCCACAAACTCCCAAATAGGTTCAACATCTAATTCAGATGTATCCACTTTGGCGTGGTGAGTCATCTCAAGATCATCATTGAGGCGGCACAAGTAATTGACCGTAACTAAGCGGCGATCCTTCTCAGGGTGCAGGTATGACAGTGGCCCAAATCGGCTAGGAAACTTCTGCTCATTTTCTGCGTGGTACAGCGTGTAATTAACATGGCGTAAGTTCACAAGAATGTTGCCTTTGTCATCAATAAAAATTGATGGGTTCATTAGCCCAGTGCCGCTAGTTAATCCGTGAGGGATCACCAGGGGCGCAAGTTTGCCACCGTGTTGAACTGCCTTCTCTACTAAGTTCATAATCCTTACAATACATGATGTTCAGAAAATCGCTATCATTGCAACACGCCTGATTTACAAGAGGCATAACAAGGGAGATACGCATGGGTCTGCGTGACCGTATCGCAAGAGCATTAGCAACTCAAGACATTGAAAAAGGCCCTAACCTGCCTGCGGGTGCTACAACAGTTGGCACTGACGCATTGATGGCGCAAAGCGGTTTAGCAATGCAACAGACATACGGCAACAATGTCGCACTCCCACGCGCACCATTTAGCGCAACAGTTCCATTTGGCCCAGGCAATCCAATTATCCCTGGTGCGATTAACCCAATCAATCCATTAACAGGCCGCCCTGAACCACGCCGTTATGAGTACCAGGTTGCTCAGAACATCAACATTGTTCCAACGCGCTTAGTTCCATTCTCAACATTACGAGACGCGGCAGATAGCATTGACATTTTGCGCCGTTGCATTGAAGTAACTAAAGCAAAAATGAATGGTTTAGATTTTGACATTGTGCTTGGTTCAGACGCATCAGAAAAAATTGCGGCAGAGTCAGGCGGCGATCATGTGCGCGCTATGGCTAAAGCCCGCGAAAAGTACACAGATGAAATCAACCGCTTGCGTGAGTTTTGGGAAAACCCTGACAAGGCAAATGGTTACACATGGAACGACTGGATTAACATTGCAATTGAGGACATTCTTGTAATTGATGCGCTGGCTGTTTACCCACAGCCAACAGTAGGCGGAGATCTTTATGGTTTTCAAATTCTTGATGGCTCAACAATCAAGCCACTTATTGATGACCGCGGTATGCGCCCAATGTCACCTAACGCGGCGTTCCAACAGATCCTTTATGGTTTCCCACGCTCAGAGTTTGCCGCAACAGAAGAAGATCCAAAAGCAGATGGTGAATTTACATCTGATCAATTGGCTTACATGGTACGCAATCGCCGCTCAACAACTGTTTACGGGTTTAGCCCAGTAGAGCGAGCGCTACCACTTGCTGACATTTATTTGCGCCGCCAACAATGGATCAGAGCAGAGTACACAGATGGTGTAATGCCCGAACTCATGTTTACAACTGATGAGGATTGGGGAACTAACCCTGACCTCTTGCTTGCTTATGAGCGTATTCTTAATGATGATCTTGCAGGACAGACAGAGCAACGCAAACGCGCTCGCTTATTGCCAAAGGGTCTTACACCTATTGTTAATGAAGGTTATGGCGAGAAGTTCAAAGACACACTTGATGATTATTTAGTTACTTCTATTTGCGGACACTTTGGCGTACAACCTGCGGAAATTGGTTTCTCACCAAAAGGCGGATTAGGTGGGGCTGGTTTCTCAGAAGGACAAGCAGAAAATGGAGAAGCGTTAGGCATTGGGCCTCTTGCTAATTGGATTTCTAAGCAACTTACAAATCTTTCTTACACATACTTAGGTATGCCGCGTGAACTTGAGTTTAAGTTGCTCACATCAGAGCGCAGAGACACAGAAGAAAATGCGCGTAAGAATGAGATTGAAATCCGCTCTGCGGGTAAGTCTGTAAATGAACGCAGATCAGAACTTGGTTTGCCGTTACTTGATACACCACAGGCTGACATGCCAATTCTTGTAAGCGGTGGCGCTGTTTATTTATTCTCACCTGATGGATTGATTGATGCGGCTACCGCTTCAGTTGCGCCAACATTAAGTGGCCCTGATGCAACACCTGATGCGCCTACAACTCCTAATCCTCTTGAGCAAGAACCTTCAACAGAGGTAAAGCCTGAAGAAGATGAAGTGACTGAAGTGAAAGCATTTATGAAATGGGCGGCTAAGGGTAAGCGCGCAAGATTATTTGAGTTCAAGTCACTTGATCCAATTGTGGGAGATGCGCTCAACCGTTGTGCTTTTGATGGTGATTTAGATACTGCGCGAGCGCTGGCTAAGGCTTATCTAACATGATTGAGGGCGCTCTCAAGGCAGATGGGCGCATAGCGGCAAAGAACGCGGTGAAGATTAGAGCGGCACTGCACCAGGTAACAGACTTCAAACGAGTCTTTGACAAATACCAGGAGACTCAACCGCAACCTACGGATAACACCACGCAAGATCGCACACGCGCCCGCTCATGGTTAATCCTTAATGTGTATCTCAATGATGAACCCCTACGCCAAACAGTCATGCGCGCATGGGCAGAGGCTTATGTTTTAGGACAGGCCGCCGCTGATGAATGGATTAAGAAAACTGAACGCGCAAACAAGGCTGATGACATTGAAGTTAATTGGGATAACTGGAAGCCAGGAGACAAGGCCACTGCTCTTTTGCTAAACCCAACTAAAGGATTTGAGGCTTACCTGCAATCAACAGGTGGGGCTAGTTATTTCAAAAAGTTTAACAAAGAAACAATTGTAAATTTAGGCACTGCTCTTTCTGACTCAATTGCACTTGGTTTAGATGCTGAGAGCGCCGCCGTAATGATTGGGCAACATGTTGCAAGCCCTAGCCGCGCCCTAACTATCGCTATTACTGAACAGAACCGCGCTATGTCATTCTCAACTATTGAGCGTTACAAAGATGCTGGCCTACAAAAGATGGAGTGGGCGGTATCTGATCCGTGTGATGTGTGCGCAAAGAATGATGGGCAAGTAATCGTTATTGGGCAAACATTTGCATCAGGTGACGCTCAACCTCCTGCACACCCACATTGCCGTTGCGTGTTGCTACCTGTAATCCCAGGTATGGAAGATGAACCTGAGATCCCAGGCGCAACAATGGTTGTTCCTCCATCTCCTGTTAATTTTGGCCCTGATGCCACTACTTTCAGAACACCTAAAGAAGAAATTGAGCAAATTGTTAGCGCGTTGCAAGAAGGCCGTTCACTTAATGAAGCCTTAGACATGTATGAAGCATTAGATGCGCGCCCGTATGTACCTGGACAATGGGAAATTTTGCCGCAACCTCTTAATAGACAAGCCGCCATAAGCGCGTTGGGGAGAGCCTTAATTTTCCCTATGGCTAGAGAACAAATTGAAAGAACATTCTTTGGTTCTAGGATTAAAAAAGTAGATCAATTGTTTATTGACAAAGCGGTTATCTACAAAAACGGCCCGCTTGAAGTGCAATTTTCTAGTACAGGTTTGAAATTAACTGATGCAGAACGCAAATTAGTTATTAAAGAAGTAGAAAAATTACAAGCAACAAACCCTAAAACACGCGCTGTTGTACACATTGAAAAAGATGCTAGTGGTAAATTTGGGTGGGCTTACGGTGGTAAGTCAGATTTATGGGTTGTGCCTAAAATTATTAAAGATGCGGATTTGAAGGCTTCTGCACAAGGTACTTTTAAGATGCCTGTAACGCCCGCCACTACACAATTTGAATACACCATTGCACATGAATGGGGTCATTTGCTTGATGACATTACAAACGGTACGCAAGACGCTGTACGCACAAATGCAATTAGACGGCTTAAAGCGGAATACCCTGGTGCGTTTAAGAGTGGGTACTCAGCGGAAAACACTAAAGAATTTTATGCTGAAATGTTTACTGAGTATTACAGGACAAATGGCACAACATCTAACTTGCTTGTACAGGCTATGGCTAAAGAGTTTGGGTGGAAAGTTCCTGAAGTGGTTGGGCCTAAAATTGGTTATGTGGCGGCTAAAAAACCCGCTAGTTATTTTACGCCTGATAAGGCTTTGCAGTTAGAAGAAGGCGTACCGTGGCGGCCTGATGGGGAAAACTTGTATCTTAAAAAGGTACTTGATGAACAAGGTTTTAACGGAAAGCCTAGAGTTGTTTCAGCGGAAGAATACAAAAAAGCCCTGGACTCAGGAGCAATGCCTTTGCATAGAGGTGTTGCAGGAGATACCGCTGAACAGGTAGATCAATTTGTAGGGCAATTGCTTACAGGGGATACTCCGTACATTGGACGCGGATTGTTTGGTGATGGTACTTATTTTGCTGACTCACCTGCAACTGCTCTTAAATTTGCTAAAGAGGACAGAGTTGGAAACCCCATTCCGTTTGGCAAAACCGTAGAAGCCGCTTTAGATCCACGCGCAAAAATTGCATACCTGGAGGACATAGAAGCAGAATTCCAAAGAACAGGATTGATGACACCCGCGCAAAAAGAATTGTATTACTCCTACCCACAAGATTTTTATGAAAGCGCAAGCATGTGGGCAACGGCTAATGGGTATGACGCAATCCGCATCAAAAATCCAGTTGTCAATTGGACTACAAGAGAGCAAGTGCCTGACACATACACAATTGTTTTAAATAGAACAGCCCTAATCATTAAGGAGATGCCATGACAGAAGTAGAAGTAAGCCGCAAGGCGGGTGTACTTGTTGCCTACCTTGATCAAGAGGCTATTGAACGATTGTTTGCGGCGCTTAAAAAAAGCACTTCTTATGAAACATTACAAGAGCCATACAAAACATGGCTTACGGATCACTCAGCAATACCAACAAAAGATTTGCGGACAAACGCAAAGAAAGCAAGAAAGGCAAAGGCGTAACTAATGAAAAATGAAAGTTGTGATCCACCAACAGATGTTGATTGGGCAGAAGCCTCAATCCTTGAAGTTGTGTTAAGCGCTCAAGAAGGCATACCTGGTGCTAAAGCAGAATTACAACGCAGAGAAAAGGAAGTTGATACTCTTATGGCAAACGGCGCTAAGGAGTAATTATGAGTGATGGCTTTGTACCACCTCAACCAGTGCGCAGTAACGCTAAACGCGGTTTAGAACTTAGAGCAAAACATGGCCGTGGCGGAACAGAAGTTGGCGTTGCCCGCGCCCGCGACTTATCAAACGGAAAAGCATTATCATTAGACACATTAAAGAGAATGAACTCTTACTTTGCTCGCCATGAAGTTGATAAAAAAGGTGAAGGCTGGGGCAAAGACAGTGCAGGTTACATTGCTTGGTTGCTTTGGGGCGGAGACGCTGGTAGAGCATGGGCTAAAAGAATTACCAGTGAACAGGAAAACAAGGAGAAATCAATGGCTAGTAATCTAACAACCACCTCATACTTTAGTATTGAGAAGGCTGACCGTAACGCAGACGGCACAATGACCGTTTACGGAAAGGCAACAGATGACTCACTAGACATTGATCAACAGATTTGTGATGGCGATTGGTTAAAGCGCGCTATGCCCGCCTGGTTTAAGTCAGGTGGAAACATCAGAGAACAACACAGCCAAATTGCCGCAGGTGTTGCTAAGGAGTATGAGGCAAAGGCTGATGGACATTACATTGGCGTATTAGTTGTAGATCCTGTTTCAGTTAAGAAGGTAGATGCTGGCGTACTCAAGGGTTTTTCAGTAGGCATTAAAAACCCACGCGTTGTGCGCGATAGCAAAGCGGCAAATGGTCGCATTGTTGATGGGCAGATTGTAGAAATCAGTTTAGTGGATCGCCCTGCCAACCCTAACTGCCAGTTGGTTTTGGCTAAGTCTGTTGATGGCGCAAAGGACTTGGTACAGGTTGAAGAATGGATTGAGAAAAAAGAGGGTGAAGAAGATTTTACTCAAGTAATTAAACCGCGTAAGGGCGAGCCTGCGGATAAAGAATTATACGCAGAGGTCATTAGAGCGGCTAAAGCAAAGTTTGATGTGTACCCATCTGCCTATGCAAATGCCTGGGTAGTACGCGAATACAAAAAGCGTGGTGGCAAATACAAGGCAAAGAGTAAGGAAAAAGGTTTACAATCTGACGGTAATTTAATTAAGGAGAACCCAATGGAAACAGAAACAATTGCCGTACCTGAGTCTATTTTGGGTGATCTTTTCAAGTTTGATAAAGGTGAGTACGAGCGCGCCCGTGAAGCGTTAGCAAATCTCATTTCTATTGAAGCGCAAGAAATGAAGGAAGGTCACAATGAACTTTCTTCTATCTCACATTTACTAGAAGCCGTTTCTCATCTCCATGCTTGGTATGAGGGCGAAGAAGCAGAGGGAGAAGTCATGGAAGAAACGGAAATTGAAATGGCAGTAAAGCCTGAAGAAAAAGAAATCATGCCTAAAAAGGGCGAGACATTAAAAGAATTTAAGGCGCGTTGTAAAGAAGCAGGCATGGCTGAAGGTTATGCTGAAAAGTGCTACAACAAATACATGGCCGCTGAAAAAGAAATAGAAGCATCTGCCGCGGCAACTGACATGACACCAACAGCGGAAACAGGTGCAAACCTAAACACTGCAACAATCATTCCTCCTGCGGATACACCTAAATCTGCGGAAGCAGAAGAAGCACCAGTTGCAGAAGAAGTTGCTGAAGAAGCACCTGCGGCTGAAGAAGTTACAGAAGAAGTTTCTGTTGATGAAAACTCAACAGATAAGTTAGAAGCCATAGTAGAAGAAGTGGTGGAAAAAGCAACAAAGGCTCTCAAATCAGAGATTGCCAACCTTGTGTCCGCAAAAGAGGCGGCTGAGGTGCGAGCAATGAGTTTGGAAACTGAGTTAGCAACCGCTAAATCTTTGGCTCTAGGTGGTGGCCCAAAGCGAACAGTAAGCCCAATAGATGTGAAAACAACTAATGACTTGCTAACTAAGGCCGCTGTTTACAAAGAAAAAGCAAAAGCAACAACAGACATAACACTTGCTAAGGGTTACAAAATACTTGCAGATGAATACATTGCAGAGTATGAAAAAACTCTTGATAAGTAACCCAACCTAATCTCTGAAAGGAAACACAAATGGCACTTACACCTCCAAAGGTGGCCGATCTATTCAGTGATGCAACTCCTAAAGAAGCCGCAGAACGCTTTGAGGAATACTCAGGCGAACTCTCAAAGAGTCTTTCACGCGCTTCACATGTTCCAGGACAAGCACCACAGGCAGATCCAATCTCAACACTTGAAGCACTAGCGGCTAACAAGTCACTTACAGGTGACGCTATGAACGGTTTGAATACTGCTCTAGCGGCTCAGCGCATGGCAATGCAGGACATTCAGAAGGAAATCACACTTACTTCTCCTTTGTCATCTTCATTTGCGGCGTTTGACCTTGAAGCACCTGCGAAGTTGCTTACACCACGCCCTACTCCACTCCGCAACCGTATTCCACGCAAAAAGGGAATTGGTACATCTCAC